GTTGATCCGGTGGTGTGGGATTAGCATTTTTAATGTTTGCTCCGGCCCTGGGCATCAAAACTAAGGGGGCGTGGCTGTTGACGTGATCCGTCGTGATGGTAAAACTTGGCTCACTTCCGGCTTTTACTGTTGCGGGACGACTGCAATTTTTACCCACGTCTACCAAACTAATTCCTGTTAGTTTGTCCTTAACTTGCTCTAATCGCTTAATTTGCCAGTCCGCTAATTTTGAATCAGGCAACGCGGTCAGATTGTAAGATATAGCTTCGTACCAACCCACGCGGCGTTGAGGTGTTGGAAAAAATGGGAGTTTCAAACCTTCACGAACTGCCCACAAAATCAAGCGGTTTCTGTTTTGTGGAACGCCGTAATCCGCCGCATTCAATACTTTCCAGTGGAAGAAATAATTCAATCGTTGCAGGCATCCCAGGATTTCTTTAAAGGATGTTGCTTTGATATAGCCCGGAACGTTTTCTAAGATGATCCACTTCGGACAAAGGGCTTCAATATAGGGGAGGCAAAATACCCCTGCATCCTTATCTTGATGATCCTCTAAATCGCCTCGACGGGCTTGTGAATATTGCTGACAAGGCGGTGACATCCACAACAGATCGACGGGTTCTAAAAGTCGGGGGTCAATTCGAGAAACACAAGCATTAATAATTTGGGATTCGGGTAAATTCAATTGGGCGGCTGCTGCGATTTTCTCATCTCGTTCAATTCCCCATAAGGACTGAAAACCCGCCATTTCTAACCCAATATCTGCACCGCCACCGCCTGTGAACAATGTTGCTGAGGTAGGCATTATTTAGCCTCCCTTTCTTCTTTCAAAAGAGCCAAAAACCACTGCAAGCCATCTTCACAAATATTGAGGATACAAGTGGGATGATCCACGATGAATTTAATTAAATCGCTAGTGCGAATATAAGTGTGTTTTCCCTCGTTGTGAGTTTTAATCTTCCCGGTATTCACCCAACTTTTGATTTTGTGTCGAGAAAATCCTAGTCCTATTGAAATTGATTCAATAGTATACCAACCCATTTGAGGTTTTATGCTTTGTCCGAGCTTGTGTAATTGCTTCCGAATAGAGGGAATCGAACGCTTAATAAAGCCATTATTAATAGCTGCATTGTTGTAAGCTATTAATAATTTTGTCCGGGGTAAAGTTTCGGACAAAGCTACTAACAACTCAATCTCTTCGCTCGACCAATCACGCTTCGGGTTGTCGGAGACTTTGACGTTTTTAATATTGTGATATTTCCCCTTGGTTGACGAAATGGGTCTTCCTAGTTTTTTAGCAATTTGACAAAATGCTAGTCCTTCATTTCTCAGGATAAGCAGTCTTTCAATTTCTTTATCTGTCCAGGGTCTGCCTCTACCTGTCATCGTTAATTGTCCTCTCTTTGATATTTTCTAGTTGGCGTTTCTAATGCTTTTTTAAGTGACCATCCCCGTTGAAGTCTTTGAGCAAAATATTGGAGGGACATCGGGGGGTTACACTTTTGGTAAATCCATTCGACGGTATGCTGTCTTCCCCTGAAATAATAGGTTTTAAAAATGGGATTAGGGGGGATGATTTTGTCTTTAATCTCCTGGATTCTTTCAGGTGATAACGGGTTTATTTCATATCTCCCGTAAGTCAGTGGCTTAATGATTTCAAACTTAAGAAGCCGTTTTATTCGGGTGTTTGCGTTTGCGATATTAAGCTTAAATTTGTCCCGCATTTCCTGAACTTTAAAGGAAGTTTTACCTTGTTTTTGTTGTTCATAAAACCAATTGATAATACTTCCTAAATCTTCCCATCCAAGCTTGTCCATTAGTCGTCACTCCAAACAATTCCAATATCTCTGAGTTTTATGCGGTGACTTCTGATCGCATATTCATGTCCCCAATTCGGGAGAATTTCAGTTAAATATTGATCCATTGCCGACGCAGGGATTCGATATTTCATACACAAAGCTCCAAAGTCATTGAAGTTGAATTTTCCGGTTTCAGTTTTAACCCTGTTAACGTCCTGTTCAATTGTGTCCTTTAATTCTTCGTAAAGTCGCTTATATTTGGCGACGTAGGCTTTTCCTCTGAGTCCATAAAGTTGATGTTGTGGCATTGTTTAATCCTTGTTAATACTGAGAATTTCTGAGAGGGAATCGATTAAATCTTGACTAGGAAGAAGTCGATTGTTTTCAATTTTTGAGTATTGCTGCCAGGTAATTTCGATCCCTTTTTGTTGCAAGATTTCTACAATTTGCCTTTGAGAAAGTCCTAATTTCCGCCTTTGTTTTGTTACCGTTCTGCCGAAATCAGACTGTAAAGTTTTAGTATTCATTAATTAGATCTCGCTAAATTTTTGAACTGGGTGAACTGGTTATCAAAAAGAAGCTTGACGGTTCCGGTGGGGCCGTTCCGGTGTTTGGCGAGGATAATTTCTGCAATCCCTCGATCTGAAGTGCCGGGATTATAGTAGTCATCTCGATAAATCATCATCACTAAATCCGCATCCTGTTCAACACTTCCCGACTCTCTCAAGTCTGATAATATTGGGCGCTTGTTAGTACGCTGTTCAACGCTTCGGCTTAATTGAGATAGTGCAATAACAGGTACGTCCAACTCTTTTGCTAACCCTTTTAACCCCCGTGTAATTCTTGATAATTCCTGCACCCGGTTATCGCTTCCTCCCTCCATTAATTGCAGGTAATCAATCAGAATTAATCCTAGTTTTCCTCCGTTTTCCGCTTGCATTTTTCGGACTTTAGAACGCATTTCTGAGACGGTAGGATTTGAGGAATCATCAATATAAATTGGCAGTTCCGCTAAGTTGCTAATAGCTTCGGTCAGAGGCTCCCACTCGGACTCTCGAATTTGCCCCGAACGAATGCGGTTAGTTTCAATTTTTGCTTCACTCGATAACATCCGTTGAACTAACTGCCCTTTGGACATTTCTAAGCTAAAGATTGCAACGGGCAATCTTTTTTTAGCGATCGCATATCCAAAATTCACCGCTAGACTGGACTTGCCCATTGACGGTCTTCCCGCCACGATTATCAAGTCCGAACGTTGGAAACCTCCTGTCATCGCATCCAAATCATAGAAGCCGCAGGGAATACCAGGGGGAATAGCTCCCGTACTTCGATCCTCAATCTCCTGAAAAGTGTCGATTAAGGTTTCGCTAATCGGAACCAAATCCTGTTGTAATTTTGATTGAGCAATATTTGCAATTTGCTCCTCTGATTTTTGAATTACTGTCTCTAAATCTTGGCTGGTATCTTCTGCCAGTTCAATAATTTTATGGGCAGATTTTACTAGATTGCGACGGGTTTGTTTATCGGAAATTAACAACCCGTATTGATCAATATTGGTTGCCGAAACAGTACCCCCTAAAAGTTGGACTAATTTTAATTGTCCTCCCACTGCTTCAAGTAAATTCCGATCTGATAGCCAAGTAGTGACGGTCATCAAATCAGTGGGCTTGCCTTGGGAGTGGAGGGTAAGACTTGCCTCAAAAATTGCTTGGTGAGATCTGAGGGTAAATGATTCGGGTTTTAGCATTTCCGCAACTCGACCAATGGCTTCTGGGTCTACTAAAATCCCTCCTAGAATTGCTTCCTCTGCCTCAATGTTATGTAGGTTAATTGTCATTATTAACGGCTCCATTCAATGATTTTTTGTTAAATGCTTTGGCAATCAATTTTTCCAAAAGGGCTTTGTTCTTCTCGGCTTGTTCGGGAGTGATGCCAACCTCAACTATTTCCGCTTTGAATTCCTTTTGCTCCGATGGGGTTCCTCGTCCTAGCTCAACTACTTGCTGCGCCGATAAATCATGGTCACAGCCATATTTAACCAGTGCTGCGTCAACAGCACGCTCTAATTGGGCTTCTGTGAGAGTTTCGTTGAAGTAGACACACCACGCTTTTAGAGTCCGGGGGGTTAGGTTTTGCAGTTTGGTGAAGTGTGCCTGAAGGTCTTGAATATTTCGGGTCAAAATTTGAATGTCCATGTCTAACCTGCCTTTTTGAGTTGCTTGGCTTCAATTTCTTTTTGGGCTTCTAATGCCCAATCGGGGAGCGAGTCGGTGGTTTGAGTTTTTTGGGTTTGCCTTGCCGTCCAAGCATCGCTAAATTCCATCAAATGCTTGCCGTAGTTGGATAACAGGGTTGTTATCCCTAAATTCCCTTGATTGCGGAACCAACCAAACTTAGAGGTTGGATCTTTGAGTTCTAGTAAGGCATTCTCTAAGCGGGTCAAAAATGCCTCTAAATCGCCTCGAAAATCCTCTGAGGATAAAAGACTATCTACCTGCACTCGGATAGCCCTGTGGAGGTTATTAACGGGCAACCACGCGGCGGGCTTGTTGGATTGGGATATCGCAACAATCCGATCCTGATGTTCCTTCTTGTGGACACTAAAAATTGGTGTCGGCGCGGGGGAAGTCTGATCACCGGAAGAAGACTTGATTTGTTCAGGTAAGTCCTGTTTTAAGTCTTGAGGAGGTTCAACTATCTTGCGGTTGCGGTCTTCCTCTCCTGTTGACTTTTCCCCTTCTTGAGAGAAAAGTCCGGTTCCCCCTTGGGGGGTAGGGGGGTCTTTCTTTACTTGAGAATCCTTAAGAATTTTGAAATCCTTATATTGAAGATCTCTTATAGGTAGCGTGGGGCTACTAGGTGGTAGCGTGACACTACTAGGGGGTGGTAGCGTGGGGCTACTAGGTGGTAGCGTGACACTACTAGGGGGTGGTAGCGTGGGGCTAC